CAAACGTACACTTGCCATAATCGCCAAGACCATTATGGATGTCTCTACGAAACAAAACAAATTAATCGTCGAATCGACAGACGCAGCTTACTTCCAACAACTTCAACGGGATGCAGTCAAATTAGACTTTGCACCCAATCAAGAAACTATGAAAGTGTTGCATGATCTGTACTTTCCACGCAGGTTCTCCCCAGGTAGGGGACAACCCACCGCCCATCAACTCGCTGCCGCCCATCAAAGGTATGCTGAGCGCATGCTGTATCAGTATGCAAAGAGACACAAACCGTGCATTGAAATCGGTCCCAACCCGACAGGTATGCTTAAGATCGGGCAAGCAGAACCTAAAGTGCATGGATGTTGTCTCTACACCGGTCGTGATCAGACGCGCTACGTCACATCTGCAGCGTCCGTCACCGTGCGAAGTTGCCGCGACCGTCTCTACACTAACCAAGTCAACCTCCTCGCCAGTGGCATCCCATCCGAGAAGTTTTGCGTTAACGGTTTTGGAGCCTGTGATTTTCAAGCTCCTTTTGCCATCGCAAACCACTCTCTCTACGATATAACCCTGCAGGAGATCGCAGCAGGTATGGAGAACCACAACCTTAAAAAAATTGTCGCATACATGCACTTGGCCCCCGCCGCTTTAAAGTGCGATGAATACACGGATAATGAGCTCAAAATAAGACACAAAATCATCCGGGAAGGCGACAAGAAGTCCATTGTTATGGGTTTCCCAAATGACCCCGGTTGGGCTTACAAACATGACTACAACACCGTGATGGCCTACCTTGTGCATTCAGGCCTCGAGACCCCCTACGGATTCAATTTGCTGATTGAGAGGACGGTTAACTTTGGTTCGCATTTTTGTATCCACATCACACGCGCTTCTCTACCAGTCGAGATTTACTCCTACATTCCTTCTGCTTTTGTCAACGCGATTGGGGTCCCAGATTTCTTTCATCTCGCCTCCGAAGCCTACAAACCTGGCACTGCACACCGTACCATCATCACAGATAAGATCAAAGTCCAGCGTCTTTTCTACTATCTGCTCGCGCGCGAGAACAAACAGTGTGATCTGCGTGCCGCGTTTTCATACGCACGCGCTGAACTACGAAAAGTCACCTTAGGCGACCAAATTATCGACCATCAGTGGGACGTTGATAGTGACGATTTCGATAAGATAGTAGTAGGCACATATTTGATGACCCGCCTTTATTCAGCCACAAATTCCGCCGTCATCAGTGCCGCCACCACCCAAATCGACAAACTGAACAAGAAGCGAAGTTGGTTTGAGAGAGTCTTCCCGCAAATCCACACCATCTTCAAAGAATTCAAAGCCGAACTTCAAACAATTTTCGGTACCAAGTATGAGGTATCGCGTCTCCTTAGTGGTAAAGGGGACAACCCGCTGGTTGGGCTTTCTTTCGAACACTTCACCGCTCAATTCACCTCCTCCGAGTTCAGAGCCGAAGGTCTCATTGATGAGATTCGTTTCGAGTTACTCGAACATTACGATGAAACACCTTCAGGTCCCATGCCCGTGATGACCGCATTCACCGAGAAGATCAGTGAGACCAGAGAACCAGAGAAGATGCCTGAAATCAACGATAAAGAGTTACACGAGAAATTCGTGCAAGAATTGACGCAAGGAGCCGCCGCCGCCGAATCAATGCAGATGCGCGTTACGCTTAGCAATGCTCTCAAGGCGTGTAAGGAAGTGGGTCCAACCCCGTTTGACCCGAGTAAGTTCACCGGGATATTCGGTGTCCCAGGAGGTTGCAAGACAGCCCAAGCCTTCCTCAAATATATCCCAAAGCTCGTCAAACCAGGCGAACACTTCCTGTACATTGTACCATCCAATGTGCTTAAGGCAAACCTTGAGTCACGCGTACAACCACCTAGTAGGTTGGCAACAATGCACCAAGCAATGCATCTGCTGGCCTCAGGCCGCGTCACCCCATCTCTGATCCTCGTGGATGAGGCATTTCGTCTTCCCATCCCAATGCATTCCTTCTACTCAAAGTTTGCTCCCGTGCTGCTCATCGGGGATCCAAATCAAGTATGTCACATCGATCGTGAATCCATTTGGCAAGATGCACCGCAGCTCAAGAACGTCTACCGTTCAATTAAGCATGAGTTCCTCCTCCAAACTGCGCGTCTACCGCATGATATATGCTTGCTACCACTCATAGCTCAATTGTACCCCGGCATCACCACCACGTCCAAGAAAGGCACACAGAGCGAAGGCGCACACGGACCGTCTCTTAGTTACGTCCACGCAGGCTTCACTCGTGAGAATGCACAAGTACTTACTCTCACGCAGGAAGCCAAATTGCGCTTCAAGAATCAAGGTGCACTTACCGTGGATGAAGCCCAAGGCGGTACCTTCTCTTCGGTAATCTTCCACGTCGGGGATACACCGGCTGAAAAGTGGCTGCTGCAGAACTCAGTAGCGCATATCGTCGTCGGCATCACCAGACACACCAACTTGCTGTTTGTGAGGGAAGAGACCGCTGGGACCCTCAACAACGCCATGCAATACCACATGGGTGGACATGTCGAACTGGACGTCCTAACAGACGCCTCCACCGTTTCAGATCCGCAATTTGGAGGTTCCCAGAAACCGAATTATGCCACCACCGAGCTGAACCACGAGTTGGTCCCATACATCCCCACCACCGTCAATCCTGTGGCCGTCGATGATATTCTTGCATCACTGTATCCCGGTGGCACTTCAATTGAGGAATATCAATCAGTTGAATCCACGCACTTCCCGTTTCACGGGGGGGCGACTGCCATCATCAGACCCGATGAGATCCATACGGATGCCCTTCACGACTCCAAACCGAGCACAGTCCATCGTTTCAATGCCGCGCAGAGAGTTAAGGTAACCAACGCAAAAGGCACCGGAATGGCCCTCAGGACGCTTCTTGACCGATACACCAAGAGGACGAAAAACCTCAGTGAAATTGAAGCTATTACACAAGCGGACTATCTGCATGACATCTTGAAGGAGTACATCAATTTCGATGTCACAGATGACGACAAAGCAGAAGTCTTCGCAGAAGCCCTCGAAAAGTTCCAGGCCAGAGGCCATGATGTCACCGATCTCAAAGCCATCGATTGTTGGACCGATGAAGGTGTCTCTCTCGTGAAATTCAACACCAAGAGTCAACAGAAGGTGATGGTTGGCAAAGATCCTCTCACCACTGATAAGGCAGGCCAGGGAATAGCCGCATGGGACAAAAGTCTCAACTTCAAGATGATCATTTGGACGAGACTCCTGGAACGCGTCACCCTTAGAGCCAACAACGGCCTTATTTTCGCCTCGAACCGCACGGACACCGAGATGTTGCATCTCTTAGACCAAATATCCCAAGAAGCAGACTACGAGTACCTCGAATGCGATTGGACTGAATTTGATTCCTCCCAGAACAACCTCGAGCACCATCTACTCATGGCAAATCTGGCTGCACTCAAGTGCCCGGAAGTACTCAGGGACAATTTCCTGGCTATGATGCGGATACGAAACGTCCAGTCAAGGGTAGGTACAGTTAGGGTCGAGAATAAGAAGGACTCTGGTCGCGTCGACACACTGATCGGGAACACACTCTTCAATGCAGCCATTCTTCTCTCATGCATCGATAGGACTGAGATGAAATACCTCCTCGTCAAAGGGGACGATGGTCTCGTTGTGGGAAAGATCGTCCGCCCGAATTACCTTCGCCTCAATCAATTGGAAAAGAACTGCGGTTTCAAGCTCAAGCTTATGGTGGGCAAAACTGCTGAATTTACCAGCTTCATCATCAACACCAATGGCTCAGCTTTGAACATCCCGAAGATTGCCGCCAAGGTACTCACGAGGAATTACACCGCCTCGAAATACGAAGATTACATGGTGGCGGTTGGGGACTTGATTAAATCCAGCAACAGCGTTGGCGTGGCTCAAAGGATGTGTCGCGTTAACGCCGTCCATCACCGTATACCTGTTGAGAACGTCGATCTCTGCCTCTCTTTCCTCACCAATTTCGCGCGCAGACGCTACGCTTTCGACAAACTCACAGTTTTCGAGACTCGTACCAAAGTTGAAGGCATGTAATCCTACAGCCTTAAATATTTCATCATGACTGAAACAAAACCAACCAAATCTAAGAATCGTCGCGGGCCCAATAAGCGCCGCCGCGGCCCTCGCAATAACAACGCATATGTCAACAACTTCTTAAAGAAAGCCATCGAACACCAGAATGCTGATCCCGGTGGTACACGAGAGACCCTTAAAATTGAGGATATTGTTGTGGCTATGGAACGTACCCCACGCACGAGAGCCGGTGCCTCTTTCATTAAGAAAGCACTCAATCCGTGCGGAGAAGACCCAGTTCCAGGTTACATCGGTATTCCGGATTCCAGCGGTAACGACTCCGTTGCTTTGGAATTCCGTGACGATATCCTCCTCCGTCCACAACCAGATCCTTTAGATCCCGAAGCAACACTAAGTTTCGTTGTTTTCTGCACACCTTACTTTATGGTGCATTACATCGCACTCAGATTCTACGGTTCAGGTCCAAGTGACGCCAACCTCCGAGACTGCCTCAATGCAATTACCATCACTCAACAGGATACTTTAGGCCGTTACCCAAACTGGTATACTCCCGTCAACGTCATTAATGCCGCAGGTACTGGTCTCACACCTTACACTGGACCACCCTTTGACATCACTTTCATTGTTCCAGCAGCACTGAGTTCCTTCACTGCAAATGCCACTCTTGGGCAGCAGTCACCTAGCTGGACCTGGTTCAGGAAATGGCGTTACTCTTACAAAGGGGCGACAATGCATCTCAACGCACCAGGCTTAGCAAACCAGGGTCGCGTCCTTTCCGCAGCCACCGCCACTGAAAGCAGTATCAAGAACTTGACAGTCTCCGGTACCGGCACGACACCAATTTCCGCCCGTTTTTCTGTTTCCCCTCCTTTTCAAGACACCTTCCTTGCTCAGCAAGATGCCAACGCGCATCAAGATCTCGCCAAGAAAGGTGAGTATGTTGTCATGCGTCACGCAAACGCCAACATCATCTTAAATGAGGCAGAGGACGTGCGTGCCATCTGGCGTGTTGAATCCGCCGCTACACAAGGCGCAGGTGGTACAGGTTTCATTATTCCCAGCGCCCAGTACACCAAAGTCGACGGCTTCGACATGAATATGGGTTGGATCGTGCAAAACATCCGAGGTGTGTCTCAATCCTCTTCCATCCATTTAAAGCTTCGTAGTGGTATTTGCGCCACTGTCCCCGGTACATCCCCATGGGCAGTTTTCCTCAAGAGCTCAGTTACTGAAGACGCACCAGCCATGGTACTCTATAAGGAGCTTTGCGCGCGTCTCCCACACAGCTTTGTCAGTGACTACAATGACTGGGGCCTGTTGTCCAAAATTATCAACACTGCGATGAAGCAGATTGGGATCCCTCTCCTGCGCAAAGGCGTCCGTAAAGGCGCCGGTTTAGCGAATGCGTTGCTAGATTCTTTTGAAGGTCCCGCAGAACAAATGCCTTTCAATTCTAGCCGAGGTGGTTACGGCAACCGCACATTTACTGGTGCTTAGAGCCTTAAATATTCAAAATGAAATGTCCGTATTGTAACTATTCCGTGAACTCTTACGTTGTTTCACACTCCCTTCGTTCTTGTAATCGTCTTTATCAATGTTACCACAATTCGTGTTTTCAAGAATTCGCCATTCCATTTCCTTGTTCTTGCTCTGTTTCCATGCCTCCACCACCTCCACCGCCACCACCACCCTCCCCGCAACCCGTCCGATCCTCCGTCACGTCTGACCCCGAACTTCAGAGTCTCTTATCCAGACCTATTCCGTCACCGACCTACGCTAAAACATCCTCTTTTCGATTCAAACGTCCTAGAAGAAAGCACCCCAGACACTTACTTTAACATCTTTTGACTCTTATTGTGAGCTGACACAACAACAGCATTTACCAGTATTAACTGGCTTTGAGGCATCCGTCCGACACCTCAATGTGATCTTCCAACGATCTCAAATGAGATAAACGAGCCTAGCTCCCGTATCTCCGTGTATGAC